CTCTTTTAAAAAGCCAGGATAAACTAAAAGAACAAGACAGAATATGGAAGAAAATTTGTGGCTATTTAAATTGGGAATTTATACCATCAATATAACTTACTTATAAAATTGAAATAAATATTTATAATTAAAGATCTAATTATATTTTAATATGGAAAAGAAAGAAGATAAATTGGAAGAGTATCAAAAAACAGTTTTTTATTATCCTAAAGTTAATACTAATAATATAGAACCAACTAAAGAAACTGATCAAATAATAAGAAAACAAAAATCATGGGAAAGAGAAAACTCAAGTAAAACATACTGTGATTATATATGTGAAGCTATTCCTCTGATTTTTAAAAATTTTAAATTAAAAATATTTGATCATTTATTACTTGGTGGAGAACATGTTCAAAAAATATCACCTGGATATAGCTCACCTATAAAAAATAATTTTGATGAGGAGATTACAACTGATGAAAAATCTGAAATAGTTAAAGCATCGCCGTCTTTTGGTATGTTTAGTTTATTTAGATATCATCTTTATAGAGGTTATATGAATAAGGAACTTAAAAAAATTAATAAAATTTATTGTTCACATATATTCTCTCTTTTATTTGCATTGCCTATACTAGTATTTTTAGGGCAATGGCTTTTATATTATGCACTAATTAGTCATGAAATAAATAGTTTTGATGGTGAATTTTGTACTAAGGATGATACATTTGAAAATAAATTAATGATCAGTGGAATTTCATTAATTTATTTTTCACGAAGTTTCTTCATGTGGGATAATATAACTAATACATTAAGTTTGAAGAAAATGAATAGAGTTAACAGTATTTGTGCAATTCTTGACACATTTCAAGAATTTTCATTTAGTTTACTTGTATATTCTGCAAATATATGGGTTGTCTTTTTTGAAAGAGACCTTCAAAATATGATTTTAAATTCGCTAGCAATGGAATTTCTAATGACATTAGATAATGAATTTAAAGAATTATATTTCAAATATTTACCAGGCACGGCAGATGACATATATGATAATGTCTTTGTTTCTTATTATGAAAATAAAGATTTATTAGAGGAAAGATTAGAAAAAGATAAATGTTTCAAATGTTTTAATTGTATAGTTTACATACCATATAAGGTTTTAGTTATAACTATTTTTCTGTTTCCTGCATTTTGCTTTTTTATGATATTTGCAGGGGCATTTTGTAAGTAACTATATTTCCCAGTTATAATTTTGATCTATAATTACATAAGCATCAGTGCATTGTTATATTTAGAAAATATTTTAACATCACAACCCATTATATTTAATAAAATTAACGTCAGAAGTAGTATAACTGAAATCCCAAATTTTATGTATTTCATCATTTTTAATTCCAATACCATTATCAGATATTTTTAAATTTTTGATATTATCATCTCCAGATAAATTAATTTCTATTTTAGCATTTTCTCTATTTTGACATGTTACAATTGAATTTTTTAAGATCTCTAATATAGGATATACCAAAAAATTTTGATTAAATATAAAATCAGTATCTAAAACATTTTTACTTATATCAGGAAAGTCCATTCTATTTATTTCTGTTATACTTTCTGCATCATATAGAGTGTCATTAATAATGCTATTCAAATTACAATGTAAATTTATATTCCCAATATAATTAGTGTTTTCATTAAATAAAAGATAATAATTATCTAACAAAAATCTTGTTCTTGTTCTATTTATACAAAAATCTTCTAAAAAATTATTATATTTTATTAAATTTTTATTATTTTCTGATAAATTTAATTTTCCTAAACCTTTTGATATTGTAATTAATGTTGTTTGATGTCTATTTAATATATTTAAAATTATATCTCTAAAATTTTCGCAACTATCATAATAATTAGGTTCCTCTACTAAAGATATATCATGTAATGATTTAATATACCAATCTCTCAATGTAAATATTTCATGCCCATCCTTAATATCAAATGGCAAATCCTCTAATTCCTTAATTCTTTTAGAAAATCTTATTGGAATTTCATTATATATAAATTTACTTGCATTTAAAATTTTATGTTCTTTGCTTAAACTCTTATATCCTAATATTGTATTTTTTGAAACTAATGTTTCCTTTGATTTATTTAAATAATTAATCAAAAAGTAAGTATTATTTAATACTCTTTTCATTAATTTATCTATTATTTTTATTTGGGTTATTTTTTATTACACGTCGACATGGAGGATTACAATTACCATCCTTATCGACATTTACAACTAAAGTCTTGCATTCTTTACAAATACTCCATCCTAGCCTTAAGGCCATCGCTTCAAAATTATCTTTTGGCATATTATTATTCTAATTATAACTAAGTCTATTCTATACCAAAACAATTCAATTTTATTTCATTAACTCAGCTATTTTACCTTCTAATTCATAAATTTTATCTTCTGAACCTTTTTTAATCTTTTATGGTTTTAACATAATTATGTTAAAACTATATTTAAACTTTATATCTAATTATTCATTTTAATTCCTCCAACTGTAGAACTTCCTATTGCAAATCCAGCACCTTGTCTAGCAGCAACAGATACACTTGGGGCATACATATCTAAAATTGCAAATACACATGCTGCTGTAAATGCAATAGCAGCTACTTCTCTAATATCAATTTTTTCAGAAGGAATATATCTTGCAGCTAAAGCAACTGCTCCTCCTTCTAACAAATATTTTACTGCTCTTTTTATTATTTCAGATAGGTCTAATTCGAATTTAGGGTTTTCAGATAAATTACTATTCATATAATAATATAAATATTTTATTTTAATTTATTTTTTATAAAAAATTTAAATATTTATATTTTATAAATGCCTGGAGGCTTAATACAAATAGGCAAAATTTTTAAGACATAAGTATCAACAAGTAATAAATGAATAAAATCTAATATTTTAAATTAGACAAAATAAAATTTAGTTTAAAAAAAAACAAAAAATTTTGTTTTTTTTTGTTGTTGGTTTGGTTTGACATGAATA